AGACGCCAGCAATGCTTTCAGAGCATATTCTGAATGGACATCCAATCAAGACTGCCCTTGTCGAGCAGAATCACTCGGATACCGGTTTGTTTTTCGACCAAAGCAATCTTTTCTCGATCTGAAAAGCCTAGTCGCGGGTTTATGTTCGAAAGAAGAAAATCATTCTTCGGATCTAGATAGACGTCATATTCCGGAAGATAGAAGTCCGGGGTGTACGTCCGTGTTTTGCCGTTCGGATCTATGTATCTAATCCGAGAACACGTGGTCCATTTAACGTCATTTTCATCCAGAGATTGGGCGACTCTAAGTTCGTATGATGATCCTAGAGTTTTTCCATTGTACTTAATCCATCTAGATTGTGTGACACCACCGAATCCTCTCTCGCGGGCAGACTCTGAAAGACGACGTTTGCGATCATCAGTTAGAGAAGCGCGTGGTTTGCCGGATAGCTTTAGGGAGATTATCTCGCCCATAGCAGTCAGACGAGAATCAGTGTCTTTAGTCTTTCCACGATTCCATGCCGGAAGTCCTGTCTTTGTGAATGTAGTCCTGCGATCAGGATTTTCACTGCAAAGACGACTATGAGATGACGCTCCAGCCTTCGATTCTTTTTCTAGGCCACAGAATGGACAAACATGCATGGAAACCTCCACACTTATTTATCCAAGGTAGTCGCTCTACGAGTTAGCGCTTGGCGAGTCTTCTGTCATGAGATAATTGTCATAAAGGAACTGTCGAGCGTCGACTTGCGATTTCATCGTGGTCAGAAGTTCACCAGATGGAGAGAAGACCTGAACGTTATTGGCTCCCTCCATGTTGTAGTTGACTACTGCCTGGCCGATAAACTTGTCGGTACCTTGAACGAAGTAGTCCGAGGTCCGAATACGACCTTTGATACGGACCTCGGAATAGACTTTACGCGGCATTCTTGGTTTGTTCCCCGGTGATCTTTTTGTTCCAATAGTCGTCCATCAAGCTCTTATAGAGCTTCGGATCCGACATGACACGCGAAATTGCGGTCTTAGCTGGCGTTTGAAGGATGCTAGACGCGAAGCGCGCAAAACCTTCTTCGAATCGTTTGATGCGAGATGACTCTGACATATAAATCGACTTTCTGTAAACGACGTCCAATGTTATTCTATCACACCGGACGCCTTTGTAAACAGACTATTTTGCAGTCGGATCGAAAAGAGAATCCCACTCCTCGTCAGTCATGCCGGTCATGATGAATTCCCTCTCCGAATCGGAGAGATTTGGCATGGCGGCCTGGATGACAGTACCAGATTCCCAGACGTTCAACTGTTCTTGAGTGACGGGAATGTCGAGAGTCCGAGTGACTCCTGACATTCGGGAAGTACGCGTAACTAGCATTGATACAAATCCTGTGGTTTAACTAGTTTGACTTCTTTACCATTAGTCGACTCGATGAGCCAAAGATCTGTAGCGGCGTGGTACATGATAGTTTTGTATTTCACGCCTTTGTTCACACCATCAACTAGGTCATAGACCTTATTGAGTTCTATCTGAGGTGTTTTTACCGACTTGACATATCGCGCATATAGCTTCTGGTCGAAAAAGCCGAGCACAGTGACCGGAAGACCATCGATACGTTTCCGAGTTACTGGAAGTTCGATGATAAGAACATCACCAATCTTTGTGTTTATCGCAAGAAGAGGCATAGAGCCATCTGCAGAAGCGGTAGCAGGAACGGTCGCAGGAACGGTCGCTATACTTACTGATGGACTCTTGTACGACTCGCGGAAGTCCTGAAAAGCCATGTTCCTATAAATGCCGAGCGATGCGAAGTCAGTAAGAGCAGCAATCGCTTCAGGACCATTAAGCCGCAGTCTGTGAATGTAAGACAGAAGGGTGCATAGATCCTTACTGATTCCGCGAGTGAAATCATTGAAGAAGTAACTGCTGCTGAATGACGGGCCACGCTTGCGGTAACCGACGAGGCGATTGATATTGATCTGCTGCGCGGCCATCCAACAGACGCCGCGGAAGTCATAAGCTAAAATGTCAAGATCGCCGGGTTTCAAACGGCGCACAGGAGCGGTCGCGTACTTGTAGAGGACGTGTGCGATCGCCTTGTTCGAGCCAAATTTGGTCGGCCAGGTCTTTAGAATGGTGATCATCTGCTGAACGAGTGCCTTCTCGTTCACAGTCAACGTAAATCTCTTACTCATTTGGTTCTCCATTTGAAGTGAAATTATATCACACCGGTCAGCGACCAATCATAAAATTTTATCGCTTGCCTTTGACGAAATCGTCTTCACGTCGGTGGGTCTCAATGACAGTTTCGATCTGATCAGGCGAGAGAAGACGAATGAGAACATTGGCGCGCCGAGATGAACATTTGTAGACACCCATTACCGCGTCATGCGCTTCGGTTTTGCGAGCCTTTCCCCACTTCGAAAAACGGCGACGCTTGGACACAGATCCTAGATAGAACAAGAATTGCGCGCGGTTATCCAGATGCGCTCGGCTGTTCATCTCGTTGGCGACCATGATGGTGTCGGGATAGTAAGACATTGCCCGATTTACCATGAACGGAGAATACGCCGCTTCAGCAGCCGCATCGTTCTCCGTGTCTCGCATCAAATCCTTTTTGGATTGATTGATGGAGTCAGTGAAGTCCCAAGGAGTCAGTTTCTTCGGACCGCTCTCGGTTTCTGTCTGTTCCGACTTTTTCATGAATTCTCTCAAAAAGCGTGTAGCATTCTTTGCAGACCTTATGCTCGACGATCTGCTGATCGAAGCGCATCTTGATGGTCCACGGATCTTCGGTAGGTTGCAAAACCGAATTGCATCCCCAGCACCTCAGACGTCTGTCCACGAAGCGAACTGCGGCTCGAAATAGGTCTCTCAACCAAAACAGAAAACTACGCATCGGCTTCCTTCCAGACAGCATCTGCCATGATCTCAAGCATGCAAGCGGCAGTGTTGATTTCCTGGTCGACGACGAATGCAGACTTGTACTGATAGTCCGCAAGGATCAAGATCACCCGTGCGAACGATGCAGGAACCAATCGTGACTCTAGCTTCTCATAGAGACTACGGAAAAGGGTGTTGGGATCCACATCGGTGTTTTCGGCAATCCACTTTCGGATGTCGCTGAACTTCTTGTCCTTCAAGAAACCAATGAGCGGAGCGATTTCCGAATCAGCGGCGCTGGTCAAAATGCCGGTGTCGACCTTGCCAGTCATCGAATATGCTTGAAGCTCATCAAGCACCTTGCGGAAATCAGGGAACCGCTTTTTGATCAGTTCCGCGACAACTGGCTTGTCGTACTCGATGTTTTCCTGATCGAGAATCGAACAGACGCGCTTAAAGAATTCCGTAGCCATCTGCGGCGCGAGCTTGCGCGGAATCTTGAAGTCGATCACAGTCATCCGGCTGCGGAGCGGCTCGATCAGTCGGTTCTTGAAGTTGCAGGTCATAATGAACCCGCAGTTTTTCGAGAACGTCTGCATGAAGTTCCGAAGAGCTGGCTGTGTCGAGTTCGGGTTCAGATAATCGCTCTCGTCGATAATGACGAACTTCCGACCGCCAGTGAACGAAACCGCAGACGCGAAAGCGGTGATTTCGTTCCGAAGAACGTCGATTCCGTTCTTCTCAGAACCATTGATGATGATGTAGTCCGCGCCGATTTCATCGAGCATTGCCATGGCGACTGTAGTCTTACCGACACCTGGGCCGCCGGTCAAAAGAAGAGGTGGTACCTCACCTTTATCGACCATGGCCTGGAACATCGCCTTCAGGTCCGGCGGTAGGATCGTGTCGGCTACTCTACGTGGCCGATACTTTTCAGAGAGAACGAATTCCTCTAGCATGCTTGCCTTTCATTGGGAGACACAAAAAGGCTCCTGGATCTGCTGTGATGGTGTTATCCTATCACGATCCAGGAGCCGTTGAGATTTAATTTTGGCCTTAGGCCTTGGAAGCGGCGTCCGCTGCGATCCAGTACGTGACTTCGAAACCGTTCAGAGCCTTAAAGCCCTCACCGCTATCGAAGACGATAAGACCCTGTTTGCTCACCGTGACCGCGTAGGTACCTGTGATGATGTTCAGGTTGTCCTTCTTGATGATCATCTTCATGTCCGACGATTCGGTAGGACCGACTTCGACCCGGTACTTGTCGCCAGTCGGGTTCTTGGAATCGATGGCGTCAAGGTAGATGACTCCTTCTTCGACCGTGATCGCGATTTCCGGCAGAGCCAAGACGCTGAGGCTCTTCAGAAGACGGCCAAGATAGTCGCCTGGTAGTTCGAACGTCAGATCCTCGGATGGCAACTTGATGCCATTCTTCGGAGGAGTGAGGAAGTTCGCTGGATCGGCTCGAGTGTAGGAGATACGCTCGTTACGACCGCCAGAAAGGACGATGTAACGGTCGTTGATTTCGACCTCAGGGTCGGTGATCAGACTGAAGGTCGATAGGAACTTCGATAGATCGTAGACTGCGAACTCTTCTTCGATCGACTGATCGATTGTAGCACGGGCCATGATGGTCTTGGTAGGCGAAATGGTCGAAATGACCGCACCACCTGGGTGGTGAATAGATGGATTGATGCTTGAAAAGCTCTTCAGGACCTGGAGGGCCGCGTTAGAGAGTTTCATCTGGTGTGTCCTTTGTGTCGTTGGATTCGTTCTGATAGTATTCTAACACACGTGGATCAGAGATTTGGTCAAGATTTTTTCTCGCCCACGCGTCAAAGACGACCTCGCGATATTTGTCCCACGCGAGGTCGTCTTCTTTTGACATTACTTGGTTTTCCGGAGTTGAGCCGGATCCGCGGTAGCCGCGACTCCTAGCTGGGCCAGATCCGCCAGAGAACCGCCGAAGACGTAGGTTCCTACGTGCTGAAGCTTCATCCACGGGCACAGCCAGACCTTCATGCCGATCTTTTGGACGTCATAGCAGAACTTGTAGTCTTCCGACAGGTAGCGCTTGGATTCCGGATCGATGATGCAGTCAAAGTAAGCCATGATTTCACGGCTACCGTCGAAGTTCTCGGTCCGAACGTGGTCCGGCTTGTAGAGAAGATCAGGGCGTGCTTCAGCGAATTTGTCGAAGGTCGGACGACGAATCATCATGAAGCCGGTACCGCCTTCGAGGACCTCAGCCGGAGAACCTAGGGCGATTTCCTTGGTGTCCGACTTCGGGTTGAAGACGTAGTCGCCAACGAAGTTTTCGAGGTTGTTCGGATTCTCGTCAGCGAAGCCCTTGTCGACAGCGACCTTGATCTTCTCCCAGGAGATGCACTTCTTCGGGTACGGACCGCAGAGAACGCTC